TTGTTGGTTAAATATCTAGACAAAACTAACTGTTAAGGAGACGTATGAAAAAATCGTATAAAACACCTGCTTGGACTAGAGCAGAGGGCAAGAATCCCAGCGGAGGTCTAAATGCCAAGGGCAGGGCATCAGCTAAAGCACAAGGCAGCAATTTAAAAGCACCTGTAAAATCTGGTGACAATCCACGAAGAGCATCGTTTTTAGCTCGTATGGGTAATATGCCAGGGCCAGAGTTTAAGCCAAACGGTGAACCTAGCAGGCTACTACTATCGTTAAGGGCGTGGGGTGCAAGCAGTAAGGCAGACGCCAGAGCAAAAGCGGCGGCAATTTCAAAACGTAACAAGGCAAAAAAGTGATGACATGGCTAACTACACAAATCCAAAACTGCGTGAATCTATCAAAGAACGTGTTATGTCGAGCAATAAGGGCGGCAAGCCAGGGCAATGGAGCGCGCGTAAGGCACAGATGGTGGCACTGGAATATAAGAAAGCAGGAGGCGGCTATACTGGCGGTAAAACCAAAAAGCAAAAGTCCTTGTCTAAGTGGACAAAGCAGCGATGGTCTACCAAATCAGGCAAACCGAGTACGCAAGGGCCAAAAGCCACTGGCGAAAGATACTTACCAAAAGCCGCAATAAAATCGTTGACACCCCAAGAATATGCTGCTACAACAAGAGCTAAAAGAGAGGGCATGAGACAAGGTAAACAGTTTGTCAAACAGCCTAAAAGGGTAGCAAAGAAAACAGCAAAATCGAGGTAGTAATGAACAGCGAATTCTACAACCACGTTAAAAAATCGTTGAAAATACAAGACGTTATCAAAGAATATTTGCCATTAGAATTAGACGATGGTTTTTATTATGCTTATTGCCCATTCCATGAACGCACAGGGCAAAAACTCAAAGACTTCACCATCAACCCTAAAAAACAGGTGTACTATTGTTTTGAGTGTCATACCTGCGGCGATGTTTTTAGCTTTGTAGCACATAAAGAAAACATTACTTTGCATCAAGCGTTTGATAAGTTGTGCAATAAACACGACCTCAAGATGCCTAGTAAAGTTATTTTAAAGGTTGTAGGTTGATTGTTACTCTAGGCGTAGACCCAGGGTTACAAATATGTGGCTTAGCAGTAGTCAGTAAACAAGCTAACAAACTATCTTTATTAGATTATGTAAGCTTTAAGCTGGCTACTAACACCCCTACGCATAAAAAGTTAGAAGCCATTTACAACGCTATAGTAGAGCTTATCGACAAGCATAAGATAACAAACCTATCTATTGAAACCTCATTCTTACAGCACAACGCGCAGACTTTTCTAAAACTAGGCTTTGTGCGTGCTATTGCGTTACTAGCAGCAGCACAAAAAAATATGACCGTGCAAGACTTTACACCGTGCCAAATCAAAGAAATACTAACTGGCACAGGAAAAGCTACAAAACAACAGATACAAGACAGAGTGAAAAATTTATTCCCATCAGCAACACAATTTGTATCGTATGACAGTAGCGATGCAATAGCTGCGGCTATATGTGGTTGCTTTTAAGGAGGTATTGTGGACATCAAACTAGACGCAATCAAGCTTACGGCGTACCAAGAGTTGATTGTTGATGCTATAGAAAACAAAGGATACCGCAAAGCAGTAGCTATTATGCCACGACGTAGCGGCAAAGATGTAGCAGCTTTTTGGTTATGTGTACGCCAAGCACTAAGAAAGGTATGTAATATATTCTACATAGCTCCTAGCTATACTATGGCTAAGCGTATTATATGGAACAGTATTTTATCTGATGGACGCAGGTTTTTAGACTTAATACCACCACAGGTCATTAGCTCTATGAACAGCCAAGAGCTGCTAATCCGTTTTGTTAATGGCAGTACTATCCAGCTTATAGGGGCATTAAACTATAATAACTTGGTAGGTTCTAACGCCTACGCAGTAGTATTTACCGAGTACTCAATCTTTCAAGACGGCGGCAAATGCTACCAGCTAATCAAGCCTATCTTGGCATACAACGGCGGCTGGTGTTTGTTTGTATCTACGCCTAGGGGTAAAGCTAACCACCTATATGACTTATGGCAGGTAGCCAAAGACCATAAAGATTGGTTTGCTTTAAAGCTTACACTTGATGAAACCAAGCACATCAAGCTAGACGAAATCAACAAAGAGCTAGAAGAGGGTCTCACTACGCCTGATTTAATACAACAAGAATATTATTGTAGTTTTGCTGGTGTAGACGCTGGTTCATACTGGTCAGCACAGCTTGATAAAGCACGCGTTGAGGATAGAATACAGCGGTTTGAATATGACCCTACGTTTAAAGTAAACACCGCATGGGATATTGGTTACCGAGACAGTACGAGCATATTGTTCTATCAGGTCATAAATAACAAAATTTACATCATAGACGAATATTCTTGCGAGCGTGAAGCGTTGACCCATTACGTCAAAATCGTGCAGCAACGTCCGTATTTGTACGGCTATCATATAGCACCGCATGATATCAAGGTACATGAGTTTAGCAGTGGGGTAACACGGCTAGAAACAGCAAGGCAGCTGGGGTTAAATTTTACGATAGCAGACGACTTTGCTTTGATGGATGGCATAGACTGTGTGCGTAATACGTTTAACAAGTTGTTTATAGACGAGCGATGTAAGCAGCTGTTAAAGGCTATAGAAAACTACCGCCCTGAGTATGATGCTAAAAGGCAGCAATACAAAGATAGACCGTTGCATGATGTGCATTCTCATATGGCTGATGCCTTAAGGTATTTGTGTGTTAGCTTACCAAAAACAAGAGATGACCATACCACAGCGGAAGAGCTGGATAAGCGGTATAGACAGACTGTTTATGGTGATGATAGTATTCATACAGGTTTTTTTGGTAATAATAAGTATTAAGCGTGGCAAGACTTTATAATCAAACAACACATTTCAAAACTACTTGGAATTATCTACATATCTTGCCACAGGTTAGATAATGTATATAAATGTTAGCATAAAAAAAGTATGAGGTAAAGATGGCAGATACGGTTGGTAAAATATCTAGTGAGCTGTTACAAAAAGCTCCTGACAGCAGAGACCCTATTGAGTTACAGCGTGAGATACATAAGACTTATGAAAAAGATTTTTATGAATGCTTGCGACGTGGCAGGCAACAATACACAGATGCATTTTATATAGTTGTATTGACTAAAAAAGAGCGTTTAATGGAGAACGTTTTGCGTAACTATTTTTTACCACGGACTACCTGCCCTACCCCAGAATATGACCAAACAGTTTACAAAGTACACAAGGACGACAAAATACAGTTTTTATGGGTGTTGCCGTCAAAAGATACCTGCGAAATGTTTATACGGCATGCAGGTGAGATAGTACCAGACGAAAGATGGTTGTTGTATTATGTACTTGCCGACCAAAACGGCGACTTACTCAAACTATCCAAGCAGTTAAACAACGAAGCAGATAACTCAATATTGATAAAGGCGTAAGATTATGGATTTACCAATAGCATCGCAATCACAAATTGACCAAATGAACAGAGACGCAGCTAAAAAAATGCAAGAAGAGGGTATTGATATGGTAGAAGAACAAGTAGTAGAACAAGTGCAAGAAGAGGCTGTTGAGGAAGCCCCACAACAAACGATACAGGCTGCACCTGAACAATCTATTGAGGCTGAGTTAAAGAGCGTTAAAGACGAAAATTGGCGGTTATTGCGCCAGTCTAAAGAAAAGTTACAGCGTGAATTAGATGAAGCACGTGAGTTGCTGGCTCAACGACAAGCTGCAACAAAGCCAGCTGAGGAAAACATTGACCTTAATGACCTTGGATTATCGGAGAACGATTTAGCTGAAGGTAGGCATCTGCTGACCATTAAAAAAGAGTTAGCGGCGCTTAAGAAAGCTAGAGAGGAAGACCTCAAACGTTTGACTATGTCTAACGCTGAGATGCGTATTAAAAACGACTTTCCAGACTTTGAGAAGGTAGTGTCATATGAGAATCAAAAGAAGTTACGTGAGATAGATCCAGATGTAGCAGATGCTATTTTAGCTACCGGTGATGTCTATAAAGCTCATTCTATGGCATACAAGATGATTAAGCTACTTAATATTCATCGTGATACTTCATACGATGCTGACAAGCTCAAAGCTCAGCAAAACTTAGCTAAGCCTAAGTCATTGAGTACTATTGCACCACAAAAAAGCGAGTCTCCTTTGAGTCATGCCAATGCTTTTGCTAACGGACTGACTCCAGAGTTGAAAGACCAGCTAGTTAAAGAGATGTTTGCAGCACGTCAAAACTTATAAAATTATGGGGAGTAGTATCAATCTGCTCCCTAGTTTGACCCATATCTACATTTTGCTAATATAAAGCCAGCCGTAATGAGAAGTCGCTACTCTCACCCTTCTTAATGGCCGTATAGATTCTCGCCAAATCATCTGACTGTAAAAAGACTCGTCATCTTACTTGAAGTACATTGATTAACTTTAATTAAGGAACAAAAATGGCAGTTACAACAACCTCTATTTTGCCATCACCGGTTCAACAAAGCTTTAGTTATAAGCTATTGTCGGTACCAGTCCCAAATATGATTCATAATATTCCAGCTATGAGGAAAAATATGCCTCGTAATGGTGGTAATACTTTGCGTATGCGTAGATATAACCCATTACAAACAGCTATGGTGCCTTTAGGTAATAGTGGTATTACTCCACCACCACAAAACCTAACAGCTGTAGATATTGATGCTAAGATTTCGTTTTACGGTAGAAGTTAGGTGCCGTAAATCTGATTTTGTAAATGACCTATGTTGTGCTTAATGAGCAAGTAACATTACAAAATCAGGATCCCGT